GTAAAGCTGCCAGACGGTCCCGGAAGTGATTGCGGCAATGGTATTCCCGCCCGCATCCAGAACCGAGAACGTGTTCGCTCCGACGTTATTGACGAGAAACGAATATCCGATCCCGATCTCTTCAGCACTTGCAAGCTGGATCGTAAGTCCCGCCGCAGTCGCATTGACTTCGATGATCTCGGCGACAACATTGCCGTTGCCTGAATTGACCTCAGTCGGCCAGCCGAGCTCGATGTCGTTCCCTAAGACGAATGAGTTGTACGCCGGCCAGCTCGGCAGTATCGCTCCGCCCCCGAATATGTCTGTGAAGCTCATCAGCTTTCATTCCTCTTATAGGTGCGATCGGCCGCTTTCTGTAGATCCTCTTCATTGACCGCATTCAATTCGTCCGTGTAGAAGTCCTTCCACACTGGAATGCGCTCGTCGTTTTTCAAGTACGGCGTACATTCGAGAAGCGCCCGGTAGAGGAGCAGATTCGGGCAAAAGTCCGTGAGCCAGTTGGTCTGGTTGGTGGTATCGAGGAGCGGCGGCTGCTGGTAGTAATTCACCGCCCACGGATAGGCGATATCAGGAGTCGGAACGATCAGCCAAAAGCCGTAGCTATAGTCCGCGTAGAACTTTGGCGCTCCCGTTTGAGACTGATCCGGCCAGTAGCGCTGACAGTATTCAAGGGAACGTGGGTAGATGAAATTCCTGAAGTTCTGAACAGTCTGTATCGACCCATCGACCGTGATACTGGAATCCGCCGTGATGCTGGCATCGGCGGTCCATGGGCTTGCTGTACCTGACCCGTAACTCATGGAGACCGTGCGTCGCCACCGATCCGGCTTTGCGTACACCCCCAAATTAGGCTGCAATGCCGAGACGACGTTGGACAGATATCCCTGCACCTTGAACCGGCGCGCAATGGACCTCTCGGCCGTGTTGATGAGCTGCGGGAGGCTTTCGTAGACCGTGGGGTCAACGGATGTCCCGCGCTCCAAGTACGCCTGGAGCGTTGATTTAAGCGTCGTGAAGGTGAGGCCGAACGCCACTACGCCGTTCCTTCGGGTTTGGGTTTCTGGCGTAACGCCATCGTGAGTCGGTTCTCTTCGGCCTGAAGCGCCGTGAGTAAACTGGCGATAGACATCACTTCCTGTCCGCCCACTCGCACCCGGTCACTTGCCAAGATCATCTTCAGTTGCCGGATCTGCTCTAAGGTCATGTCACACCCTTGCTTGCGATGAGCTTGGCTCCCCTACCGATGAAAAGGTCGAGCGCCGACCCCGGGGTGAGCGTGTAGGGCGTGAATCCATACGGGAGGTCCAGGTACCCGCAGGCACTCGCCATATAGACCGCGAGCGCATCGCAGAACCACGCCTTGCTCTCACCGGGTTTCGACGGGTTGTAGTTCCTGTCCTCGTACCTACCGGTGAAAAGTCCTTTGGCAAAGCCCCATATTCCCTGGCTGTCGTAGGGCTTACCCACTTGCGCCATACCGGCCTGTGACCAGGAGCGATACATAGCCTCCGTACCAAACTCGTAGACCTGCCAGCGGGGCTCCGAGTCGAGATAGTGCGCGGGTCGAATCTGCACTCCGGCAGGGATCGCCCGCTTACCGTCCTCGATGACGTTGTAACGCGCATCGAGAATGGCGCCATCCAGGACATTCGCCATGTGGCTCCAGCGACCGGCGCCAAAGCCCTCGATGGCCCGGGAGAGTATCCCGGGCGCACCGATGACCATGATGCGAGGCTTCATGGCCTGACCGGCATCAGTGCACAGCCAGGCCGCTCGGGGGGTTTGGCGCACACGTTACCCCCGTCACATACGGCACTGCATTTGAGGCTCCGGAGGTCGCATTCGGGTATTTCGCTGCCGCCCCTGTCGTAGCGGTAATCGTGAAGGTCACCTGCCCGCACGCGACCGGCACGACTGCCGGCTGGGAAGCGCTCGCGAGTACCGTCTGCGATCCCGATGGACCTGATTGACCGGCGACGGGCGCCCACGCAATGGTGTAATGGTCAATGTCCGTAGCAGGTAGGGCAGAACCGTCCATGTACTGCGTTGGTGGCGTCCAGGAGACGTTTGCCGTCGTTCCGGCTCCGAAGGTAACGGTGAGCGCTGAGACGGCGAGTAAGGCCGCTATGGCGAGTAGGCGCTTCATGCGGCCGCCTTCGGGGGCACCGCCGCCACTGCCGCATTGGATACGGACTCGGCGAGCTGCTTCAAGGCATCCTGACCGATCTTGCTCTGATCCGCGATCGCTTCCGTCAGGAGGAGATTACCCTGAGCAACGGCGTTGATGAGCGTCGGATTCGCGGCCACGTTCTGAATGGCGGTCGCGAGCTGCGGCAGAAGCATCTTCTCCTCTTCGGACTTGATGAGCGCGATGACGGAATCGAAGGCTTGTGAAAGGGCGGACATGATTACACCTTTGCCGGCTCTGCCGGCTTACTTGGCGGAGGAAAATATAGAACGAAGGTGTCAACACACTTCTGCCCGAAGGCCGCGAGGAAGTGATAGACGACGGGAACTGCTCCGACCAACGCGAGAAGCTGGTCTTCGCTGAGCTTGTAGCCGCGACTCTCGAGCCACATTCCGAGGAAGGGAGCGAGCGCTGCGGCGAGGACTCGGTTAACAGCCGGATTCATTTGTGCACTCCGTCGGGAGAGATGGAGAAGTGATCGAGATCAACCATTTTGAATCTGCCGCCCCAGAAGTGATCCGGACCTAGAGTCTCCCACCACTCACCGAGTTGGGTATATGCGCCGGTTGAGTCGTCGGTGAGGTATTCGCCATCCTTGAACAGATTCAAGTCGATTGCGAGACGCTGGCAATGGACGGATTCCTTGATTCCGGTTCCGTGTTCCGCGTCCCACTCGGCCTGCTGTGGCGTTCTCCATGCCTCGCCGAGCGTCACGCCAAACCCAAGCTCTTCGGCCTTCTGGATGAGCTTGGCGACATCCTGCGCAAGCTGCTGCTGAAGCGCTAAGAGACTCACCGTCGCTCCGCGATACGGCCCATTGCGATGGATTCCAGAATTCGATCGAGGCGCCCTCGATTTTCCATATGCATCTCGTCCTGATGATCGCGCCATTCGGCTAGGTCTCTGCGAAGTTGGTCGATCTCGGGACGATCGACTTTCCCGCGCACATCATCGGATAGACGTTTCAAGTTCCACATCAATAGGGCTCCAAGGGCTGAAAGTAATGCGCTCCAGACGATTGCGAGGATGGCGACATCTGGCATTTACCCATCACTCCGGCTGATTGATGAGGTCGTTGTCTTGCAGAGCCTCTGCAAGAGGGACGTCGATGCTGACATCTGGCCGCACGAAATCGAGGTTGATCTGCTCGGTCTGCCGAGCTGGTAAGCGGTAGGGGTCGAGCACGTCAAGATCATTCACGCATACCATGAGTCCCGGGGCGTTCGGGTCTGAGTGGAGCTGATCGAGAAAAAGCTTTGCTCCACAACGGCCGCAAATGCCGATGCCGTAGCTCGCTCGGCCTCTTGGATTTAGGAAGTAACTCGGTGACTTCATCGGGTATAGGCCGCGATGTTCGGTCGCCAGTAGGTCGGGCTCTGATCGGTCTCGGACGCCCACGCTTCATCGATCTTGGCTTTGGATTCGGTCGGTAGGAGCTGAATCCTCGGGTCCGACCAATCGACTTCAGGGATGGTCGAGGCAAGCTCAAAAGCAAGTTGCGTGATGATGGGCAGGAACCAGCGCTGCGGAATCCAGAGCTGTTGTGAGAGAAGCCCCACATCCTCAATGTACTGCTGCACGTAGCAGACGATTTGCGCGAACGTGTAGGAGAACTGCGGTGTCGGCCAGAGCGTCAGGACCGGATTGTCGATTTGCTTGTCGTACCAGAAGATCGTAGGTCTTCCGGGAAAGAACTTATTCGGCAGATTCGCGTAGTCGTCCCGGTTGATCTTCGCAATGGGAATTTCCTGCGGGTTGTTCTGGATCTGAAATTCCGTGACGTTGAGCGTCGTGTTTTGACCCGCTAGTAGCCTCACGTAGCTGACGCCTGTTAAGGGGATACCCTGAACGTCGAACCACTGCCACTCTCCCGTGACCGCCTCGAAGGCCGGATTTATCCAAACCGTCGCCCAGGTAATTCCATCGGCGGAGGTCTGAATCGACACATTCCAGGTATCGGTCGCATTCGGCATGATGCCGAAGGTGGTCGGTATGACGGGGGTTGCGAAAAACGCCTGGATGAAGCCGCCGGCCGCGGTTTGCACACAAGCGGTATCAAGGTTCTGATCGAAGGCATTTGCAGCAACACCGGTCGAGGCGCTATAGCTTCCCTGAAGCCACGTCATGTTCCTCAAATTGCAGTCGAGGATATCGACCACACCCGCCGGAGCTGGTACCGACTGGGTATTCTGGTAGATCGGCAGGATGAGCTTCTGGGTGGCCCAGAGCGCAAGTCCCTTGGAGGCGAGCGTCGAGAGGTACGCGTAGAGGAGGTCTACCGCGATATCGAGGTATTCAGCGGTGATCTGCTGGGGGGCGAGCTTGCAGCGACCAAAGGCTAAATCGATGACCTTTCGGGTCTCGAAGGTCGTTGCGCTAGTTGTCCCGCTGAAATTCGGCACCGGCTGCTCCTATGACAGGAAACAGCCGGCTTATCAGCCAGCTTAGCTGTGAGAAATTTAACACGGAAACCCCATACCCCCTAGCGTTTCAGCATCTTGCCGAGACCCTTGTGACCCTTGGGCGCGGGGTAGCCCACATGCTCATGTACCACTTGTTTCGCGATACGGCGGGCCTGGACGGCATCGGCCTTGGCGTCGGTATTCTCCCGGCTGACCTTGCCTCCAGCGGCGTATAGAGCTCCACCGGCAGACTTACCGATCACCCCGCCCCTTGCATAGTCAGGCGCCACGGGCGAGGTATCGTCGTGAACGTGTCCGCCCTCGGCCAGCGGCTTGAAGTCCCTACGGGCCATACGGGCAAAATTCGCCTCCTGACGCGTCTCAGGGCTCTTGGAGTGCAATCCCTTACTCACATCCTTGCCCGTGAGGTGCCCCTTCTTGCTCCCGGTCATCTTTTGCGTGAACTTCCCCTTGTGCTTCGGGTTCAAGTGCATCTTTCCGCCCTTGGCAAAGGGTTTCGACTCACTCGCCGGGGATTCGGTCTCCCCCTGCATTTCCATCCGGGCCGCTTTTGACCTAGTGACCTTGCCGCCATGGTAGTGATGGTGGACGTGGAAATGCTTCTCGGCCTTTCCGCCCTTGGCGAACCCGGGCTCAAGCGATGAGGTATTGCCCGCATCCCGGTCGAGCTGCGTGGTCGGGGTCTGGCGGCGAACGAGTGCCGAACCCTGCATGTTCGAGTGGAAGTTCTCCACACCCCCCACCGTTTTCCCGTCCCAGTTATGGTGACCGGAGATGGTGCGAGTCGAGTTTTTAAAGCCTGCCATGATGATCTCCTAAAGGGTGGGGCGATCGTGAAGCGGCAACGTCAGGCCGCTAAAAAAGAACCCGGACTTTGGGGTCGGCGTGCCCGCCGCCTCGGCAAATGCCATGAGATTGGTATCGTACTTATCCAAAGCGCCGTTCGTCGGCGCCGTGGCTGTAGCCGCATAGCTGCCCGTCGCGCCTGTTTCCCGGCGATCTTCCAACGAAAACTGAGCAGTATTTGTCCCTCGGAGCGTGAAGCTCGTACCGGCAACGATATCTCCGGCATTGCCGTTCTCATCGAATGAAGCCCCAACCAAGAAAGCCGGGATAGAGGAAACGCTCGCCGTGCCGGAACTCAACGCATTCGCGGTTGTTCCGGGCGTTGTCTGGAACTGCCGTGTCGCGACGATGAGCGGAGAAGTGGTCGCAATGCCGCTGTACTCCGATACCTGGATGTATATCTCACCGGGGGTGAGACCGTTGAAATTCGCAAGAATCGATGCCGTGCCGGCCGGAAGATTCGGTAGGTATGCGCCAGTAACGTAGTAGTTATTTGGGATGGTGGTGGCAAGCGATATGGTGAACGATGCGAGCACGCTTCCCGTGCCTCCAGTCCCTGACATCGCCTGTAGAGAGGTGAGAGTCGGCGTGCCACCACCTGAGGACGTCGCTGAGGAGAACACGAGCAGATTGCCCGCCGTGGGTGAAATGTTGACGAAAAGGGCATTCGCCGTATTTCTGGCGACCTGGACAAAGGCGCCAGCCGCGAGGGCGAGATGGCTGGATAGCAGAAGCGCCGCGAAGGCTAGGAATTTCTTCATGTATACACCGCGAAGTTGCAGCCGATCTGCGTTACCGTCCCATCCCATGCGCCCGCATTGACAACAGCCCCGCCCGATACGCCGCCGACCCGGCCAAAACCAAGCGGCAGCGATCCGCCCGCGAGCTGGTAGGCGGTGGGTCCCGGAGCGCCCCCTACGAATGGGTTAACGCCACTTGTCGTCGAGTGCGCCTCGAGCCCGGCTGGCGTAAGAGCTGAAGCCCAGGTGGCGAGCGAGGTGTGCGTCGTAGCTCCGGATGAGCCGTAGTGCGCAGTAGGCACCGTAAGGAACTTGTTCCATGTGCCGTAAATGTTGTAATCGAGGAGCCCAAAAGAGTCAACGTTGGTGAGCCAGTACCCGTACTGCGGCGCCCCGTGGCCGTTGTCGTAGTAGAGGTTATTGTAGGCCGATAGGTGGCCGGCGCTTCCTACGGTGCCGTTGCTATCGTAGCCACCGCCTGCAAATCCATCGGCATGGTTCCCGACGTTCACGATCGTGTTGTTGTACACGAGGAGGGGCGATCGCAGGTAGGCGCTCGCGACGTTCGTATTATCGAAGTCGAACCCGAACGCATTGGCGAGGATGACGTTGTGATGCCACTTGGTGCCGGTAGCGGAAGCGCTTCCAGCATCTGACATGAATCCGTAGATAGCCGAGCCGGTTACATCAGCACCGGACTGAATGCCGGTCATGTCTATGTAATTAAAGGCTATCTCAGTGTTGTACTGAGTCTCTTCCTTGCCCTGGAGGTTGCCGCTGTTGACGATGCTATTGAAGCTATACAGCGATCCGGCAGTAGCACTTCCGCCGCTCGTGGCTCCGAGTCCCCACTGGTAGATGCATGACCAATGGAGCTGATCCCTGGGATTGTAAATGTTGTCGTGGAACCAGTTGTTGGTGACGGTTCCATTGGTCGAGCAGTAGATGATACCGACGCCGCAGTTGACACCATTGGCAAAGTTCGCCTGTGTGGCGTAGGTGCAATTCCCCCCGGTGAACTCGCAGTTTTGGATGGTCCATCCGATGGGATTGACGCCACCGCTAGGCGAGCTTCCCACATGGAAGCTCCACATTGAAAAGCCGATGATCTTCAGGCCATCGAGAACCCAATAATTCTGCCCGGCGCGGCCCGCGATCATGGGACTTAGATTGTTGTTATCCCCACCGTACAGCGTACCAGTAACCGAGATCCCGGTAAGCGGCGCCGCAATGGATGCGCCTATGGTCCAGGCACTTCCAGACCCCGAGGTCACCATGGACCCTGCGGGGAGGCTTGCGTTGCTCAAAACCATCCCGCGAGCAATAGTGCCGCTGGCGAGCGCATCCACCGTGAGGGATGCTACGGTACCGGTCATGCCGGTAGCGCTCCAGGTCTCTATCGAGGTGTAGTCAGTCGTCCAGGTATTACCGGAAACCAACGACACCAGGTAGACAGGAGATGGAATCTTCTGACCGGAGGTTAGGGAGCCACCGGTAAGCATCATTCCGGCTTGCGGGGTGCCC